TAAGTTTTATCAGGATCAAAATAAACTAATACATCTATCTGACCACTACCAGTATCATAATCATCAATCGCGTAGCCCAATATCCTAACAAAATCACCACTACCACTTGGTGCTGTAAAGTCAAAATGACCATTTGTTGTTGACAAGTAGATTGGTGCTCCATCTATATTTCCAGAACCTGGGAAATTTAATATTTCTGTATATGGTACTCGAACAAAACCTTGAATTAAAAGTCCAGTAGCTTGAGCACCACCACCTAACCCAACCGCCATTATTGCGGTTGCAGTATTTACTGCACCCGCATTAGCTTGAGCCCACGTTCCAGTGTCACGCATATAATACACCTGTCCAGCTGTTGCCGTGTTATTATTAGCTGGACTATACTTTAATATTTTCCCACTTCCATGACCACTACCATATTGATTTTCAAATGTCGTGGTATGAAAGTCGTATGTTTTATTTATTTTACTAACAGAAGATTCTAAACTTATAATACTCCCTGCGTTTATTGCTGTGTCTCCAGTTGAATCAATGTCTAGTATTCCAGCATCAATATCTACTATTGAACCAGCGTTTTCATTCCCATCTATATGAATAGCTTGACCAGCTGTATGAGCCGAAGACAAAGTCAGCAAACCATCAGCAGAGGTCGCTGAAATAGTAACATCATCTTCACCTCTGAATGTAGCATTATCAGTAGCAGATATAGTTATGTCGTCTGCTGCATCTATAGCAATTGAAGCTGTCGTATCAATATCTAAAGCTCCAGCATCTATATTGACTATATTGTCCGTGTCAGTATCTGCATCCAAGTGGAATACATCTCCAGTTAAATCTGGAGCTGTTATAGTATATTTACCAACCGGAGTGAATGTCATTGCTCCAGCTGATGTCATATTATCTCCGTCGATATCAAGATCACCAGCTATTGTTGTTACCGATGTTACACCATATCCAATTTCAACATCAACATCATTGTCACTGTTACTACCAGTTCCAAAAATAACATTTCTTCTACTTGAAGCTGAACCACTGCTAGTTGCTACGCTAAGTTCCATCGTTGCTGTTTCATTAGAGCTAGTGGCGTCAATAATCTTCGTGATCATCGTACCATATATTTGTTCGGCTCCACCAGCATCTTTACCATCAAAGGTTATTGTACCAACAACGTCACCATTTGTACCAACTCTATTTTTATAAAAACGAAGATAACTAGGTTTATTATCTGAAGTCGTGTTTTCAAGAATTAATTGAGGCTTTGTTGATGATGATGAACTTACTGTCATATCACTACCGTCCCACGTGAAAGTAGCATGATCCGTTATTTGACCATCACCCGCATCAGTTAATACATTTCCAGCTGCTCCATTAACACCCGCTCCATGTAAATCAGTTATATTGTTTGTGTGTATAGTAGCGGTACCACTAACATCGTTGTCCCACCTTAAGTGTTCGTTTGCCACAAAATTTGTTAACGCATCATGATCGAAATCACTTGAGGTATAAGTTGTGTTTGTATAATTGGTGGCATGTATAGTACCAGCACTCGCACCCGTCCAATCTATATGTTCGTTTGCTACAAAGTTAGCTAATGAATCATGGTCAATTGTACCTTGAGTTGCAACCTGCACAACACCACTATTATTCACAAAAGCCGTACTACCCATTGTTAATGTTCCAGCTATTGTTGTCGTGGATGTTGCTCCGTAACCAAGTCCAACATCAACAGTATTATTAGTTTTATGACCTGTTGCTGTTAGGGCTTGTTGTTGATTTGATGTTGAATCATTACTGGTAGCAACCTGTAGTCTCATTATACCAGCTTCATCACCATCGTCGCGTTCCACTATAGACGTCCTAATGTGACCATACTGTATCATCTCAGCTGAACCACTAGCATTATTTTGACCGTTAAACTGAATGGTTCCACAATCATCTCCATCTTCACCATCATTCCCACCCCTGGTGTTATAAAACCGTAAATGCCCATCAGTTGTATTATCACTCGAATGCCGCACGTCTATCATAGATACACCGGTACCATCTAAAGTTAGTATACCAGCGCCACCATCATATGTTAAGTTTGACTCAACATCAATTTGCGCTGCGCCACCATAAGTAAGTACACCATTCGCTGTGTTTCCACTAAATTCTAAATCAGTTGATTCAGAAGAGGCTCCAATATCAGATAATACCTCCGCTCCAGTTCTTATAGCAACTTCACCATCTGCTTTCTTTACTAGAAAAGCATCTGTATCAGATCCAGCATTAGCCACATCCTCAAGATAAACCTTAGAACGAAATCTAGATATAAAATCCCATATATGTTGGCCTATCCATTTCATTTTTTATATTTCAAATCCAAAGTTTAGAATCATTAATCTAAATCGCTTACAACTCTTCATATCACAAGTTGCACAAAAACAGAATCTTAATTGGAACACCGTTAGCATTCCCAATCTAAATAGTATTTCGTATATTTCTTTTTTATTTCCTGATCTCCAGGAATTTATCCAATTAATCATATTTTTTATTTTTTTGTTATAGTAGTATTATTACACGTTTATTTGTGAGCGTAACATCTTTTACTTTTACCACTAGCATTATTCTTGCATCTACCACCACTTGATTTTATAGCAATACATCTAACTCTCTTTTTCTTCTTTTCTTTCTTTCTAGTTTCTTCTGCTTTGTCTTTTGCTTTTTCTAGTTCTTCATCTTCAACACCTAAACTCCACTTGCTCCATCCAGATAACAATGCCACACGTTGCCACATATCATGATTACCAGTTAATGCCTCTTCTATGTTGTTGGCTTTAGTAAGAACTCTAGCAACAGGTAAGTTTGTTAGCGCCTCCGTCCAGTTAGCTGCGATACTTAAATTAGGATTTTCAATTCTAAGACCTATCTCCTTACTAACACCCTTATTATATTCTTCTGTTCTAATCGATTGCATTATCTTTCTCATCTTAGTTCCCATAGGTGGAGAGAGATTAACTAGCTCTTGAGCTATATTCATATTCTCTCGTTTCCAACCTGGTTTCTCTCTCTCCTCCTTCCATTTCATTAATACATTTTTAAGAGTAGAAATTGCAGCACCATAAACACCTGTACCTCTAAGTATAGAATCTAAAGCTCCATTAACAACTCTTAGTTCTAGTTTTTCTTTTCTTTCTTCGTCATCATCCCATCCAAATAACATAAACATCAACCCTGTTTGAAGAGCACCGAAGTATACATTCTGTATTAAACCATAATAAGCTATACCAGATATGTTAGCCATATCACTTTGGAATTGACCATATCCTGGTATACGTCTTCTATTTATTAGATTAGACATTTTCTTTTTCATTAATCTAGCCATCTGCATTGGAGTGTTTTGCCAAGCGAGTATTAATCTACCTAATGGACCAGCTTGTTGATTTGATATTAAGTCTGGTCTTGATGACTGCTGTGTTTCTTCAGCTACTTCCTGGAAATCTAACCAAGCTTGTTCTTTAGCTTTTGTCTCAGACATTCCCTCTTTAATATATTTATTAACCCTGTTTCTATAAAATGTTGCACCACCAGCCGCGATAGCAAAGCTATCCGCTATCTGTGTTGGTTTAAAACCTTTTTCTAATAGATAATGGATAATAGCTTGTGGTTTACTTTTTCCATCTTTAAATGCGCTAGTCAACTCGTTAGCTGAAACATCCATTTCTAAACCAGCTCGCCTCTGCTTTAACATATCTGAATTAAATATATAAGCAAAGTCTTTAATGTATTGAGGCATGTTGGCAAAAGCTTTGGCCGCGGCAACAGGATTGTTGTCAGCCATGTTTATAAAGTTAGCCATCGATATAGTTTGCAGAGTAGCTGATCTCATATTGAAGAACATCACTGCACCAACAGAGCCGTTAATCCAATCTAACCACTCATTAACTAAAGCGTCTTGACCGGTCTTTCTATTTTGACCAGTCTCCATTCTATATAAAATATTCTCAAGTTGATTTCTAAAGCTTGTACCGTATATAGCTTCTATTTTATTTAAATTTTCTGGAGAAAATATTGTGTTTTTGTTTTCAATCCATTCCGCGAAAAAATCTTTTCTACCAACATCACGAACTATATTATTTAAATCACTACCTATAGATTCAACAGACCAAAATTCATTTGGTTCAATATAACCTTCGGTTGCACGAGATATAGTACCCAAACCTTCAGCAAAGTTTTTTAATTCAGGATTGTTTTCAACAGCTTTTATTAGTTTACTTTTTTGATCTTCAGATAATCCTGGTATTTCGAATCCAGCCTTATCCCATAAGTAAACTCTTATAGCATTATCATTCGTGAACACGGTTCCTCTTACCTTGTTGTTTAATATTTTACCAACATTTTTAAACTCCTTCTTTAAAGCTTTATAATCATTAGCCATTGTTTGCTTATACGTATTCCAATTTCTATTTGCTTTTGCAAATGGATCTAGTAAGTTCTCTTTAAAGAAAGTGGCATGAGCATTACCTTGCTCCCCTCTACCAATAAATCTATATAATAAACCTTTAAAGTCTTCTGCTGACGGTGGAACAAAGAAGTTTTTAAATATATTCTTTCCTTTACCAACTCCAATTTTCTTAGCTTCCTGAGCAGAGAATATCCTTTTAGCAGGTATACCCTTTGTTTGTTCTAGTACTTCATTGAACTCAACACTGGGGGATTTACTAAACTTTGTAACACGACCCGGATCAGAAGAACTGACCGTAGGGATGTTTTCGAGATCTCTAACGAACTCTTTCCCTTCTTTGGTAGTTGTATCTATAATCCAACCTCCCATCTTCTTAAACTCAGAGGAACGACTTGTTGGGTTTATTGTGTAACCCTTACTTTTTAAATCATCCTCTAGTATCTTTATAGTCTTTCTCGCTTTCTCAGCTCCTTTATTAAACTCTTCCATGAGCTTGCCAGCTGTCTGTTCAGCGCTTTTACTAAACTTAATTTTTTGATTAGCTAAATCTGGATCAGTAGTACTTACGGTTTCTATTTCATTATATTGTTTAATAAAATCTCTACCCTCCTGTGTTGTTACGTCAACTAAAAATCCACCAACCTTGACTTTTGTTTTAGCTTGCACAACTTTAGATTTAATATCTAATTGATCTAGTACTTCTCTAACAGCATCTACATTTGACAATGCGTCGTCAACAAAGTACATGTCATTATATCCTTCAGCAAACTTCTCTAGCATCCAATTAGCTTTAGCTTCACCTTTACTATCTGCCAATCCAGTTATATTTTTAAATGGTATATTAATACCTTTTGACTTTAACCATTCGTGAATAGCTATGTCAGCACTTTGAGGTCTAGCTGTTAATATAAAAACATTTTCAACTCCATATTTATTAATTTGATTTTTCATCTTTTGAAGCAATGGTCCATCAACACCACCTCTCACATTTACGAAATCATCGAAGTTCATCTCATAACCCATCGCCGCTAGTTCAGGACCTTTAATTGGCCAATCAGCAGAACTAATTTCTATTTCCTGACCATTTGTTGGGTCAGTTGCAATAACAAAATTCTCTCCATCTATTATTAATGTTTCATCAAAATCAAAAGTAGACATGCCTTTTACCTTGCCGCTTTTGCTAAACTTATTTATTGTATCATGAGCCTTTCTAATGTTTTTAGATTTCTTAACTTGAGACTCAGATATCTTAATTGCGTTATCTAATTTGATAACTTCTTTCATCATTTCCTTAGCTTCCTTCCTTGTTATTTCACCAGCTAATACTTGGTCGATTAATTCGTTTTGATTATTAACAATAAGCTCACTAGCATTTTGATACCTTCCAACTCCAAACTCTTCTGTTACTGTTTTACCTTTGTTATTTAAATAGTAGTTATTTAAATTAATACCAGAGGCGGTATACCTAACTATACCAGCTAAACCATCTTTAATATTTAGAGATCCATCTAGTATTTTAGGAACAATAGTTTCCCACCAAAATTTAGGCATTCCTTTCTCAAGTCCAGTTTGATTAATATAAGCACCATAACCTTTTTCTTCATTGTACTTCCTAATCATATCATCATGCTCCTTGAGTAACGGTAGTTGCATATATGAAGCTTCTATTATTTTAAAAACATCATTCAAGTTATTGTTTTCTATACCATACAATATAAGTTTAGTAACAATATTTTGTGGCATAACATGCTCTTCAACTATTTCAACTAGTTTTAATGGTTTGTTATTAGCGTCCACTGGCACTCCCATCATAGCTGCAGATGTTCTAGTTATAGCATCCATGTTGTTGGTTGAATCCTTAAGCATACTAGTAATAAACCATTTTTGATCAGGATGTTTATCTAAGTATGTTTTTATATCATTAGCAAACGTCATTAATCCACCAACCTCTTCTAGTTGTTGCTTAGTAAAGTCTTTATCTGATATCCACTTTTGCTCTCGCTTTAATGTACCAACGTTATACTCTATTCTTTTCTTTTTGGGATTGTATCTAACTCTACTCGTGTTTAAGTGTCTCGTGCCGGTCTCACTATAATCCCATTTTGCATTATAATTCTGAGTTACGTTGGGTTCGCTCACCATCTTGTTTAAGTTCGCAACACTACCAGCAGTTGTTCTAGTACTTTTAGTTGTTAATGTTTTTACAGTTTGATAATGTTGAGGGTTTTCTTGAACAAATGATTGAACAGCATATTTCACGAATTCAAATACAGTTCTATCTTCTTTACCCACTTGTTGAGCGGTAGCGTCCCAATCTACAACGTTTTTAAACCCACCCTTTTTCCTTTTAACTTTTTTATAAACAAAAGGAAACTTAGTTCCTTTACCTATTGAACCCTCTGAAAACACCTGCATTCTAGCAGCCATGCTTTCCGCTGATTTTTTATCGTGACTAAACTTTAAATCAGGTTGCCTATCAACAGTTTCGTTTATAGCCTCTCTAACATCTTCAACTGTCATTTTGTTTTCTAGTTTCTTTTCAGAAATATAATCTTTAATGAATTCAGTTGTTAGGTTCTCAGGTGTAGCATCCTTACCTATAGCCACGGCAGATGCTTCTAGTATTTTTGTTCTATTGTTACCTGCGGTTCCTGAACCCGAAGCCTCTTGTCTTTTGCCAATAAAATTACCATTAACATATGATGTCCATGTTGTTGAATTAACGGGTAGTCTTTCCCATAAAGTAATGCCGGCGGCTTTTCTTCTATAATATTCTTTACCTGCTGGATTTTTTACAGCATCTTTTTTATCTAAGTTTGCAACGTTTCCAGCATCATATAGTTTCTTTAAGTCTGGTAAAAGTTTTCTTTTTCTAGGATTCTTACCGGTTAAATTTGTGCCATCCATAAAATCAGATAAAAAATCTTGATCACTTTTTCTACCGTGATTTTTTACAAATATATTTCCAAAGTCATTACCATTATTATCTTTAGCGGGTAATTCTTTCTGCCACTTCTTTAATGTACTTATAGGTATAGATTCCAATATAGCCATACGATACTTTATCATAGTGTTAGCATCAGGAAATATTTTCTTCATGTAATCAAAGAGCGAGCCAGCTAGTGTTTCTTCATATTTTTTTAGAAACTTCTTAGGATTATTAATATCACCAGCAACTCTTAGAGCTTTCTTAACTTCTCTAAATACTATACCCTTACCAATACCTTTTATTCCAATTTCTTGTCTAAACGTAGATTTTCTTTCTTTTGATTTAGGGGATAGGTCTTGAGCACTTTTATCTCGACGCGTCATGTCTTGCTCATCTATTTTATCAAAGCTAGTGTCTTGATCTTCAAGTTGAACCATTGGTTGACCTTCTGTTGTTTTAGCATCCGCCTCAACTGTTTTAATACCTTTAGGTATTTTACCTTTTTCGTTTTGATTAAATACACTACCAGCTTTATTTCTTATTTGAGAGTTAATCCAACCAAATAAACTGTCATTTACTTCTGGGTTGAAACTTCTAACGTGGTTAACAAAGAAGTTAGAATTTAAAACATCATTAACAAAGTTTTCAGGAACTGGTCTCACTTTGTATTTAGCCGCAATTAAACCATCAATTAATCCTTTACTTTTTATCTCTTGTATAGCTTTGTCAGCACCTTCTTTTTTCCATGTATTGTTATTCCACTTAGTCTTGCTACCTAAATTATCAACATTAGGTTTAGAGTCTTTAGATTTCTTTACCGTCTCTGATGGAATGATTTTTGTTTCAGCTTCTGCCTCTGCTTTTGTTTTAGCTTCTGCCTCTGCTTTTGTTTGAGCTTTACCTTTGTCAACTAATTCTCCTTTAGCACCCTCTTTCGCTACTTGAACTATAGCTTTATTTACTTTACCAGTTTTAATACTTTCATTATAATCTTTTATAAAATTATAAACATCTCTACCTGTATTAAACTCATATTCATAACCTAATTTACCTTTAAAAAATCTTCTTAGTATATCACCAATCTTAGTAAAAAATCCTTCATCATATTTTAAAGTACCATCTATCATAGACTCAGACATAACGGTTATAATCTCTTCATTAAAATCAGGATCACCTTCATAACTCTGCAATCTACTCAACAAGTTTTCAACACCTCTACCCTTTAGCTTAGACACATGTTTTATTAGTTCACTAGATAATTCATTTGCGACATTATTATCTTTACCTAAGGTCTTAAATAAAACAGCATGTAAAAATTCGTGAGCTGCCGTTCCTAATGCTGGCTTGTCTTTGTTTATTGTTATCTCAAAACTACCATCCTTAAATTGTCTAATGAAACCAAAATCTGTAGATGCTTTTTTAGATACATCTTTACCATCTTTATCCTTTAAGTCCATTTGAGATATTTCATCAGCTGTCCTTTCTATGACCTCACCTTCTAATCCCATTTCCTCTATCTTACCCTTAACTGTTTCGACTTGTTTTTTAGATGCTACTTCTAAGGCTTCATTTTTGATAGCCACTATATTATCACTTAACGCTTTGTCTTTAATGGTTAACCCTTCTAAAGCAACATCAAATTCTTTTTGACTAATAGTATTGTTCTTTCTTTTTTCATTTAATGAATCAAATCTCTTTTTTAATCCATCTTTTTCGTTTAAGATATTAACTAAAGATTTAGTTTGATCTTCATTTAAATAATCTTTTAATTTTCTAGAATTATTTACAATATTTTTTAATGACTCCTCGACTTGATTTATTTGAAGATCTATTGATTGCTTAACTTCTGCATCTTCTGTTGTGTGTTTTCTTGTGTTTAATTGCTGTAGTAAATCTATGTGGTCGTTTATCTTCTTAACATCCCCATCATCATTTCTTAAAGCTCTATTTATTGTACTACCAGCAGCACTCATTCCCGTTGAGCCAATAAATCCATTTAACCACATCTCCAAACCCTCATCACCTCTCATAGTATCCCACGCTACTTTAGATGCCTCTGTTACACTCTTGCCTTTAGCTCGCTCCGTGTTTATTGTTTCAAATCCCAATTGCCCAACCTCAGTAAAACCCTCTTTGTTACCAGTCCAAAGTAGTTGAGTTAGTTTTCTTCCTTTACCAGGCATAGCCCTAATATAATCATCAACTCCTTTCAATCCAATATACTCTAAGCCTGTAGCTAGTAATCCCAATGCCATTGGTGTGGCTATTTCTGATTCTCCATTTTCAACTAATTTTTCTATAGCTTCAGGGTCATCACCATAAAGATGCTTAGCTTTTTCTTTATTAAACTCACTGTACATTGGCGCTGCTACTTGAATTGGTAAAGAGGCACCACGTGTGAAATAAGCTGGCACAGCAGTTTCAACCATTCCCATTATAGCCCCAAACACACCAGTTAACACTTCCGCGCCACTACCTTTTTTAGCACCACCGACTATACCTTCTCCAGTGTATTTTCTTTTAAGTGTACCGAAAGGTGTTTCTACTCCTTCGCCACCAATCTCCATTTTCTCTAAAGATTCATAACCATCTAATATAGCATCTTCAGCTTTTTTTTCTGCAGCTTTTTTTGCTTCTTTATTTAATAAACCTTTTTCCACCATCCAATCTAAATGAGGAGCGTTTGCCATCCATTCGTAATAAACTTGTTTTGCTGATATCAAACCTCCCGCTAGCGCTTCCGGAAAGTTACCAAGCCTATTCTTCATGAGTTTTTTAAAATACTTTTTTTCTTTCTCGTCACCCCTTAAACCACGTAGCGCTTCGATAACAACTTCTGCTCCATGAGGTATATGATCTAGTTTTCCATAAGAGTCGTGTTCAAATCTAACGCCTAGCGATCTATCGTACTTGTACCCAACCTCTCTGTGCCAGCCTGATTCTACCTTAATTCCATGTCCACTAACCTCTCCTTTATCAAGATAGTACAATCTTCTTCCATCACTATCGACTTTATATTCTAGTGGTTTTTCTTTTTTCATATTTTCCAAACTAAATTCATTAGCTGTAAAATACGCATCTCCATATGGTTTTCCTTTTTGATTTTTTTGAGGTTGATTTACCTCCATAGGTTGTTGTAGAGTAGCTGTAAAGCCCTGCTTTTCAACGTCTTTTAAGAATTGTTCTTCCTGATCTAGGCTAACCTCATATGGTTTGCCATTGACTATATATGTATTCATACTGTATCGTTAGTTACCCGTTATTTAAAATATTGTTTTTCCTTCTACGTATTCTGGTTTGCTAGCAATTTCTAGATTAGCTTTCATCCATTCATTTATTTGAGCTGAAACTTCTCCTAAATTTGAAGCACTAGCCTTCATAATTTCAAATTGACTTGATGAGCCATTTGGTGCGTATATTTGAACTATTTTACCTCGATCTGTGTCAACCATTTCAAATCCCCATTGTCCGAAAGTAGAGTTGTAGTTATTAATTTTTCTCTCAAAAGCTTTTCGTCCACCAAGCGCTTTGTACTCTAGTTCTAGTTTAGGAAATTCCAACTCACCATTATTAAATTTATCAATTTTCTTCCTTGCGGTTTCTAGTTGTGATCCTTCAAGATATTTAAAATCAGGTAATGCTTGTTCTGTTTCTTCTTGTCCCACATCTTCAACAATCTCTTCCTCATCAAGAGAACCTAAATCTTCCGCTGTTGGGAGGAGAGTTGGTGTCCAATTATCATTTGAGCCAAGCAATCTCTTTTTCCACATGTTGCCATCTCTCTCGTATTCATAACCGTTGAACACTGTTTTACTTGTATCTTTAGTTACTACCTTATTATAATCTTTTCTATTCTTAGCTGCTGCATCCCAGTTTTGTTTTACATAATTAGTGAAATAAGTTGTAGCATATTGTTTGGTCATAGCGTCATCTTTAAATAACTCATCAACAATAGTTTCCGCTTCATCTGAACTAATACCGTCAGAAATCTTAACACCTGGAACATTAAGCATTTCTTCTGTAATACCTAAATCTTGATATGATATACTTGATTCTACGTCTGTACACTTCTCATCTAGCATACACTTTAAGTCACCATGTAGTGATCTACCTTGAATTATATTATCGTATTTTACTGATCTTAAATTAGCGTTATCTAGGAAGTTAGCAATTGACATACTAACTTGATCGTATTGAAACTCCGGATTGTTAGCGTGCATTAAGCTTGATGATTGTTGAATTGCTGATGTGGTTAATTCATTTAAAGCATCTTGAGCTTCACCGCTAAAACTTTGTTCTTCTACTAAATTACGTATTTGCTCTGTAGTCATAAAAGATTCAGTACCTTTACCATCGTTATCACTTATCATGTAACCATATACTTTTCTACCATTTACCTCTTGCTCTATTGGAGCACCTTGCATCGCATTAAAAATAGACTGACCTTGCTTGCTTGCCATCCAAACATTATTTGATGCGAACCCGGTTTTACTATCGTTAGCTCTTAAGGCTATTTCTTCTCTTAATTCATCTAGATCATCATATTGAGCTTTTTTATCTGACAACTCCCCCATCAACATAGATCTCTCTTCTCCGTTACCCCTTATATAATCTAACTTTTTATCCATTAGCTCGTTATATAATTGTCTGCGTGATTCTTCGTTTAAACCGGGATCCCTATCTAACTCAAACTGCATATACTCTTTAAACTCGTCACTTCTTTCTTTGACCATTTTATTTAGTTGGTCAAAAGCAGCGCCAGCTATATCTTGTCGGGCTTTATATATTTTAGATCTATCAATCCCGCCACCTGCAGCTAAGTATGCTCCTCTTATTAAATTTTGATCTGCCATGTTATCTTTATTTAAGTATTTAATTTATTGGTTTTGTGGACCAATTTCGTTAGTTAATGTATCAGAATCTATATAATCAGGAATTCCATCACTATCCATATCATCAAACTCAGCGCTTTCATCATTATTGTTGCCAAATCTAAAATCACCATAGCTATCCGCAAATGAAGCAACATCACCTACTAAACTACTAGCAGATTCACTAAAAGCGGTTTGAGCTTGGTTTTGTTGTTGTGCAAAAGCAGCTATCTCCATTTGATCCATACCCAAGCTTGTACCCAACCTATTTAAATTCATTTGCTTACTCCACATGTCTCCTTGACCCTTCAATTGAGCTGAAGATAAATCTACGCTAGCTTGACCACGTCTTTCCATTTCTTGTAATCGGCCGGCTTGTGAAGCTGCAGCTCTTTGGTTTGCAGATTCTTGAGCACCGATACTAGCAGCAGCTCTTTGTGAAGCTAACGTTCCAGACTGCGCCATTTGTTGAGCTAGAGCGGCGATACCACTACCACCAGCTGCGCCCCTAAGAGTACTTAATGTATTCGCTTGGCTTTGTTGAAACATATCTCTTTGAAAATCTGCTTGCTGTTGATTGATCGTTAAATCTTCCATGGTGTTTTCCATGTTAGTATATTGATTCTGTAAGTTTAGATTAGCAAATGGATTACTTATATCAGCGCTCATGTATTGATCTAATGATCCGCCCTCTTGCCTCATTCTTTTCTTTGCCTTTTTCTTTTTCTTTCTGTTTCTTTTTGCCTCCTTGTTACTCCGATGCATACCATACAACTGTGTTCCCACAGAAACTGCCGCTAAAGCTGTCATTACTCCCATATTATATTACTTTAATTAATTCATGCGAGGGTCTTGGATCTTTTTTCCACCCTAGCTTTTCATGCATTTTTATTAACTTATCATGTTGTATTATGGTGAACATGAATTTACACCCTATATTTTCAACAAAGTCTTCAGCGGAACTTATTAAAAGCTCTATAGCTGAATCTCTGTCACTTTCTCTATATTCTGGGTTAGATATTATCCATTCTAATAAAACCACCTTAGAATTGGTTTTATATAAAAATCCAGCGACAATTGGTTTGTTATCTTTCTCAACCATTATTCCGCTGGTTCCATTATCTGGTAAAAAGTCTTTTGGTGGAGCCTCCCATTTTGGCCAAGCTGACCACCACTTTTGAAGAGTTTCCCAATCTTCTTCTTTTAATTGCCTAGTGTTCATATGTATTTAATTAAATTTAACTATGAGTATAGTTACATTTTTTCCACTTTATTTACTAGATTCAGCGATTCCACATGAAACTCCAAATAGTTCAGCTTTTCTTTTAGAATTGTTTTCAAATGTAACAACGTTGTAATAACCTAATACTGACGACTGCTCAACTAAAACATTCTTTGCAAAAAATATAAAATCATTAGCAACCGGCGCTGTCGGCATGGTAGACACCTCCTCAACAAAGACCGTAAATGTATTATTAGTGGTAAATGGACTACCGGTGTTTTGATCAGGTGAATCGTTTACATATATAGATGAAACCGTGCCGATTAAAATATATGTAGAAACTCCAAGCTCAGGGTCATCAGCACTAGTAAAACTAGATAGTTGATAATTAGCACTAGGGTTAGATATATAATAAACTAAATCACCTATCTCAAGTGATTCATTAGGATATCCATTTTCAAATTTTAATTGTACCATATTTTATTTATTTAAGCAACGTAAGTAGATATAGAATTTAAATCAAATTCCATGACAACATCTTTACCACCCCATCTCTGAACATTAACAGAGTACGCTAATGTTATTGTTGTTTGAGGTGCTGCTGCCGAAACTTCAGTTACACTAATATTATTTATTTTTATTTTCGTTCCACCGTTATTTCTTGATATAGAATTACTCCAGCTAGATAAAGCTTGTTTTAAACTACTAAATTTAATTTCATCAACTGATGTCCAACCCTTACCAGAGGCCGCAGCTTTTACTATAGTTAAACTCACGTTAAATCTATTAGTTGTACTTGAATACATATTGTTGTTGCTACCAACATCTAAATTTGCTCTTCCAGTATGAGATATATCAAAATCCTGTCCAGCACTAAGCGATGTTGCCGTACTATTATTGTGCGTTATGTTATAATTCGCATGTCCTTTATTTCTTATAGTTAATTTAGGATTTTTAAATTGAGTTAACACACAAGTTGGTGTTTTTTCACCTAATTGACTGATATCAACATCTTGCCCTGTCGGCGAACTCACCAACTCTTCAACTAGATTTATACCATAAAATCTATCTCTTTCAAAACTAACATAAGCTTCATTAGCTATAGTAACAGTTCCATCAAGAGTTAATTCTCTTAAATTATCTCCATCAGGATCAATAGATGCAACCTTTATTGTTGATGTGCTAGGTATACTAGAGCAAGTAACTTTATCTCCAACTCTAACACTAGTTAAATCATCAAAAGTTAATTTTGTTCCACCACTAGCACCACTAGCTGCCGCAGCAGTGTTAATTTGTGTTGTTCTAACTTTTGTACCTGCAAAATTTTGCTTAAAACTATAAGTCCCACTACTATCAATAACACCTATTAAAACCTGTCTTTTTTCACGTATTCTTATTCCTAAATCTCCAAACACACCTGTGTCTTTATTTCTTTTAGGTAAACTAGTATATAAATCTAAAATAGAAACATCTTTATTGCGATCAAAATTAAAATCAGTAATACTGTGACTCTCTGTAGTTGTGTACGTTATAGGTTCGTTAAAAATCTCGACAACCTCTAAACCAAATTTAACACCTTCTGTACCATGTATTTTTACAGTTCTCATTTCCCCATCAACACCTATATTCTTTCTCCCATATTTAATAGCTGAAATTTCATATGTTTTTTCTGGTATACTCGCTGTAGAGTATAGTAGACTTATGCCACCTAAAGTAGAAGATTGCCTTGATGACGCATGCTTATACATTAAGTCGAATGTATATAGAATTGGAAAACCCTCATCACTATGTTCTGTTTTTTTTAAACGTAGTTTTATAGTGTTTTTTGATTTGTTAGATAGTCTTGGTCTGTTTTTAAAATATTTACCTGCATCTGCTTTTATTATTATATCTGCGATTTTATTGATACGTCTAGTACTACCAACTCCAGATAAATTAATTCTATCTACATTTTTAATTCCATTAATTACCTCGTCTTTAGTAAAATCTTTACTACTACTATTCCAATTTGAAATAGGTGTTATAACAACCTGTGCTCCGTTTTGATCAAATGTACTCATAATTTAAATTTATTACTAACCTTCTTCAGTTAATGGTGGTTCACCAGCGATAACATCTTCTACACCGGTCCCGTCCTCCTCGTCATCCCAATTTGTATCAGCTCTATTAGTTGCACTGGATACTTCTTCTAGTTCGCCACCCGTATCTATTACATCAACATCTATTTCTATGTCTGATGCGGATATGGTTGTTTCACCTAAGTAATCCTCTATATTAACATCGTTTACGTCACTCCCAGATCCAGTTGATGAAGCTTCCCCACCATGTTCTCCATATTGTGGTAATTCATCAGTCTCTCCCCACAAATCTCCTGATAAAGTAGAAGTACTATCGTTCCCAGTGTTTGTGCCAGATTCAACTTCTGTTGAAACGAACGTTGGACTGCCGTCAAAATCGACAGTTATTATATTTTCAACTGATTCACTAATTTCTTCTATATCAGCACCCGTTATGTTACTCTTCAAGGTCACTATGGCAAATACTTTATTACCTTGCTGTGCTGTATTATCAGGATTTAGCGGCATTGAATTAACCGCTGTAACGTGATCAACTAATGGATGCCATCGCTCCCACGCGTCTTTATTACTAGTACAAGTTGAGCCATCTGTGGGGGAGGTGTATGGAAGTATTCCACTTGGATTCTCATTTGGACTAGCGCAAGCGTCATAGAAGTTTCCCATACCCAAACTTGCCATGTCAGCTTGATATCCCGATCCATTTATAACGGAGGTTCCTAGCCAACGTTTATAATATGTAGCCGGTTGTCCATGCGTTGGTACGTATGCTTCACCTAACCAGCTTCCAGATAAATTAAAATTCCAAAATTGTGCACCCAAACCAACAGCTGGATCATATTCAAAATTTTTTAATGGATTTTGAGAGTGGGAATAAGATGAGCCATAGGTTGGATTAACAACCCAGCGACCCATAGCTGTCCCCGGGTTTCCACTAATCGTTATATCATGTGTTCCAAGAGTCCAATAGCCTTCAGCACCAGACGTGTTAAACCCTACATCAGAAGGTTCCAATATCATCAATAAGGCCCTTGGTATAGTATTTGATTGCGGTGCATAAGTGAATGTACCATCTTGATACGACAAATTAGTAGTTCCTCCGGATTGTGACGGCGATAACCCCAAGTTAATGGATTCAGTTCTAAAATTAGTTACTTTTACAAATTCTAAAGGCATATTTCTTTTACTTTAATTTTAAGGACAGTTATTACCAATACAAGGAGCGTTATCTTCTAAATATAACCATTCATTATCTGCGTAGCTAGTACTAGCTAAACTGTCTCCAGCGTAATTTTCAACTTGCAATATTATACCCGTGTCATAGAAACAATAACAAGAATTACAAGGATTAGGATCGTGATCAAATTGATTAGTTTCATAATTCCAAACCGGTTGAGTCATTCCGCTAGTATTAGCCATTGGTACAAAATTACTTGCCATTCCATCCATGCATCCATAAACCCAATCAGTACAAGGTAGATGTGGTTCTATAGTATTAGCTAGTGGATTGTAATTTGGAGATTCAGGATTCGTGCAACCATAAACAATCTCTTCACAACATCCCTCGCATGGCATATTAGCTTGTGGATCATAATTTCCCATTGAGTTATCCATGCAACCGACTATAACATCTACACAAGACCCATCATCATCTGTACACGTTGGGCAGTAGTTAGCCGCCGTTTCATCAGTACATCCCTCTTGTGTTTGTCTATAATAACAAGGGTTGGTTGGATCATTAGCACTAGTATAATTCCAATAAGCAGTAGAAGAAAAATTATCAGCTGCCGTTCCAGGATATGGGGACCATGCTTGATAACCATCATCCATACATCCATAACAATTTGCATTTGGAACATCAGCAGTAGCGCAAGTATCTCCTTCCCAAAATACACATGGATTATCCGGATCAGAACACGAACAACACTCACAGTAATTACCCGCCAATGGGTTCATGCATCCACAACCACAAAGTTCTTCTATACAGCATCCTCCACCAGTGCCATTAACAACCCCAAAGTCATCAGTACAAGCTATCGTAGCATTTGGATTAAAATTAACCATACCGTACGCCATACAACCATAACAATCGTATGTGCATGGTATTTCTCCACCCTGGAATGTAGCAAAAGGATTATAATTACACGCTGTAACATCCATGCATCCATCGACTTCATGAGGTGGTGGATAAACACAGCATGAGTTTTGAGTTGTAACACTAATACCAGAACTGCTTCCGTGTGCTTCATTGCTTAAAGCTAGTACGTTTCCGCTTGCATCGACATAACTCATCTCCATTGAGGTATGAAAACATGGTGTATTTGCTGGGGGATCTATGATCATACCATTTATATTATCTATATTAGCTGGCCACTGATACATATCTAGAGGTCCAGCATAATTACTAGCTAATATATCCATACATCCATATACTATTGGTACACACTCTTCAACTCCATCAGCTCCCTGCCAGACCATTCCTTCTGGACACGTACCGTCAGTGTTCGTTTCGCAATCAATAACAACTCCATCATCATCGAAACAAGCACTATCTATAAATATGCAATCACCCAAGTGGTTTTCAACAGTTCCCTCTGGACACGTACTAATTGGCCCAAATAAACAACTATAGTTTTCATAAGGATAAAATACCCCATCATGTATAACTCCATCTGAATTAGCCTCTGGATCATAATTGCTGGCCGTAGGATCCATGCATCCTATTATTATATTTCCTATACAATAACTTTCATCATGAATCGTCGCATTATCATTAAAGTTGGGATCACTAGCTGTCGTGCACCCAAAAACGTGCATTACACAGGACCCGTCATCTAACGTTGCAAGTGAATTGTAATTGCTAGCCTCCGGATTAGTACAACCAGTAACCTCGACGTTGACTGGCCCACAACACTCCGTGCTTGATTCGACCTCACTACCATTCGAATCAATAAAACCAGCTGCACATTCACATTCGTCTTCAGGATCATAAGTTCCAGAAATAGTATGTATAACACTACTAACCTGTCCTATTCCTTGCACAGTAAACTCTGTAGGATCAACTATATTTAGCGAACCAGTTATCCCACTAACCTTATTATACCATTTACCCTCTTTACTTATAAACTCAGGTACAGAACCATCTTGTAGATCGGTTGTCATTAATGGAACAAACCAACCTTTCTTTTCTTGTAAATTATAATACTCCTTATCTTTAGCTACCAGGTTTTCTGTAATACTTTGCCATGGTAAACCATCTTCATCGTATCTTATACCACCAGTATATACACTAGCATTCTCAGCTGTAAATTTATTAACTCTAGCTTGAGAACCTTCATAACTTATAGTTTTAAAAGATTTAACTAAACCAGGTTCTTGGTTAAAAACAACATCTATTCTAGAGTTAACTGGATCTTCTCCATAAAATTTATTTCTATCAACTATTTGATTGGAAAACGTTTTATTAACATGGTGTTCCCATATTTGGTGTTTATTAGATGTTAAATACTTTCCAGCAAAAGATACGCCACTACTTGGAGCGAATGACTTAAAGCTAACCCAACCCTTTGAGCTTTCACTATACGAAATAGTTCTTTGAACATTAGTTATTTCTATTGGAGATGTTAAAGTTAGGTTGTATTCATTTGATACGATATCATATGTTCCTAGTGCGAATCTTGATTTTCTTAGATTGTCTTTAAACCAACTCCTCATTCCAGAATTAGATATTGGTGTTAATCCATCTCTTGACAACCTAAGAACAGCTCCTCTCTGCATGTCTGTAAAATACATTCTAAACTGATCCCATGCTAGAGATTCTGGATTTCTAGATATACCATAATCACCGACAAACGGAATAACTTGTCCAAGTACTTTATTCGTAGATATTAGTTGTGGATTACCGTCAGCATTATAAAGAGCATCTTTGTTTGCCATTACCTTTAAAATCTTGTCTTCAGCAAACACAACAACATCAGTGTCTCTAGTTTTTAAAGCTTGAATAGAACCATAAGAAGGATTTAATTCTTTAGTTATTTTTTCAGCCATATTAAATTCATTCAAATTATTCATTTGAGATGTAGAATTATATAAACCTGAATATATTAATCCACTACCTATTCTTTCTTGACCATAACCAGAATATGTTGTAGAAACTCTAGCTCCATTATCTAATTGAGGAGCATTAAAATCGTCTCGTATTCTATCTGATTCAACACCATTACCAAAAGACCAACAATTTTTCCAAGCTAATTTAATAGGTTGATTCCACACATTAACATCTATACCAAAGTAACCAGTGTTGTGTCTAAGCCTAATATAAGCTATTTGTGTGTCTGTTGTACCATCATTATTTTCATCTAAACCCTGCCATACTCCAGCATCAAAAACCCATTTATTACCTAATGAAAAATTAACTCCTGTAAAATTATCATCAAATGGATGAGGGAACGTGTCTTTAACTTGTATTCCACTTGGAGCTTCAGCGCTGTTACCTTGAAAAACTACACTAACATCAACACTAGTACCATCTATAACCTTAGTGTATGTTACTGATGTAACAGTATCACCCACACTTGGTATTCCACCAGCATTATTAAGATACATTATTGGCGCTTGACCTCCATCTGGATTTGCTATCATAAAAAAAGCATAACCCGTTGATGGTGCTATTTTAAAAGACTTAGGACCACTTACAATACCTACCTCACTATCAGTAGTAGATAATGGCGTAAAGTGCGTGTCATGATCTTCAGGCATGTAGTATTGTTTTATAGTAGCGGTGGTTCTTAAACCATCATCATGTTCAAACGTTATATTATCTCCTAACGACAAGTCTCTATCGTGTAATACGGTGTTACCATCATCATCACCACCAACAACATTTGATACAATAGATACTATAGCTCTCTCAGTTGATGGATGTAAGAAGTGTATATTACCAACTCTAGGATTTTCTCTATCTTCACCGAATGTTATTGGTGCTCTATTCTCTTGAGAGAATCTATATCCACCTACTTTTGAATTTATTGGAGCGAAATCAAAAGCATTCTTTGGCGTTAATGACATTGGTATAGCACTAGACGCTTCATAGTAAACATCTAATTCAGGACCTTCTTTAGCTTCTGTTTCCCAAACAGCTCCAAGTTCAGCAACTGCATCTTGCTCATCAATTGTGTTTACACGGGGTTCAATGATAACTATATTTGTAGAAGTTGTTCCATCTTGTTTTACCACTCCTCTTGGATCAAGTTGTTGTAAGTCTAGTCCAACGGTTGTTATTTCTAAACTATTAGGATTTACTCTTCTAAACTCAACCCACATTGTACGCCTTCTAACTGGACCTGGTTGACCTGGATCATAAGTGTCACACACATTACATTGAAGACCTGGAATTAAATCATAGTTCATAGGGATAGTTAACTCTGAAGCCGCTAAATATTCATCATCCGCTAACTCATCAGCATTTAAATATTCCCACGATTCTAATAGGCCAGAAGTACCTCTCCAATTGAAAGATGGTCCACCCCCAGTATTCCCCCAGTTATCTCCCGCGTCACCAGTATCTGGTGAAGCAAATAAAACTCCAACAGTTTGAAATATAGCATCTCCATCTGGATGACCGGAAAATTTAAAATATGTACCTTTGGTTCTTAGTTTTCCATAAAGGGCGGGTTCCATTTCCGCTGCCGCTGTTGGATCAGTTGGACCCGACCAAGATATAGCCATAGAGCCAACTGTTCCACCGGTAGCACCCCTACTACCTAAAATCATACCATCACCTTTATAAAAAGTGGTGAAAGGTTTAGCATATCTACCAAACTCCAAAGGACCACCTAATGGTCCACCATATTCAGGTAAATCTCCTGGATCAAGAGTACTATTAGCACCTCTATCTGGACCTCCTTGAATGTTCAAAAATGCCGATCCACAAAAATCATAAAAGGGCACTGCAGTAACTTCTCCTTGATCTTCCCACCATTCTTTATATGAAAACCAAAAATCTCGCGTCATGCTATTATAGTTGTTAGAGCATGATCCAAATGGACTTAGATTAATCATGTGGCTCCACGCAGAACCATAAGAACTCCATCCATCCAATGGGTCGTTTAAATATGTGTTGATTTCTTCAAGTATATCATAATTGCTCCCAAGTCCTAATTGTTGCCAAGAAGTTCCAGCAATTGCATCAATATCACCTGTAATCCAAGCGATACCTGTGGTTTCCGCCCAGTTAATTAACGTATACATAGCAGTATTCTGACCATCTACAACTTGAGCTTCGCAAGTATAGTCTGCCATATCATTATATCCAACACCACCACTAAAATTGTCTTCATTCCATCCGCCGTTAGTTATCATACTTGAACTATGTGCCATTGACGCGTTATTAAAAGAGGACCTATGTGCACTAGCGCTGCTAAAGTTAATGTATTCAGCAAAGTTATTAAATGCATCAAAAAAACCAGCGTATGAACCAGGGTATCCAAAACTAGCACCAGAATAATTACTACAAACCTCGCAATCAACATTTTGCCGGTACGGAGTTGATTGTATGGATGTTATCTTGTGAGTTGATAAATTTACCCATTCAAAAGTAGCACTACCAAATCCTTGAATATTTGTATTGGTCGTTAAATCACTATTTATTTTTACAAAAAACTTTCCTTCAAATTCTGGTTTATTTTGTATTTTCTTTTCTTGGAATTCAACTGCATACCTCAAGTCATCATCATCGTAATCAGCACCACTTTGTTCCAACTCAGTGTATCTCGTCAACATATCAACTTCGCTGGCATCCCAATATTTATCCCATGATAATTTAATTTTGAAAGCAGTATCTGCAGTATTTGTCGATACAGTATTCCAACTAGTTAGTGTTCTCCAAGAACTTTCGATTCTATTATACGTTCCAAGAGATGAGGTGTGGCTATAACCAACTATTCTCATTTGAATGACACTATCCTTATCTATTACTTTACCAAAAGCTCCACCACCACTAAAGCTACCATTAGAATCAATTTTACTTAAGTTTCCGTCGTTCCACTTTCCTTCACTAATTGTTATATGTTTCTTTAGCCACAAACCTGATGGAGATACATCATCTATTTGTGAGCTTGATGTACTTGGTGGCCAAAATGTTGCCGTACTATCGCTCGAGTAGCTTGAGTATGTGTGTCCGGGGGTAATACCTGTAACACTACCTAAAAAAAATGTATCTTGTTTTACAAACTCTGGAGCCTCGTTTTTAATATCTAGAATCTTATATCTAGCTTTTTCTGTAACTGGTACGTTTGTTCCATTTTGATTTTTTAAATTCAAATAAGTATCTTCATCAACTTTGTTTCTATCAGCTGAATTAAATGACAACCAAATAGAGCTACCATCTTTACTGGTATACCAACGACTTTGAATTAAATTGTAATACTCCTGAGATGTTTCTTTTACATAATACTTAACATAATCAATCCATCCTCCATCTTTTATTAATGGTGGTGTTACACTAGTATTTGGATCTCCCCATGTTTGAGTTACTACGAAGCTATTTGCTGTACTTGATAAGATTTTTGGAACAGTTAGATCACCTGTTGAAGATGTGTATCCTTCCACACTATTGTCTATAGTAGTATAACCTGGGGTTATAACAGGAGTCTCTCTACCATATTTATCTCCAAATACCATTCCAATTTTATAATCTCTTTCTGATTTCAATGATTTTTTTGGCCGATTAATACCTGCTGTTGACTCGCTATCTATCTCTTGGTTTAGATTTATGTTTTCTTTTATATCATATCCCTGTAAATAATTCGCATACAATAATCTATTACCAACTATTTCTTGAGACAAAGCTGCTCTAGGAACATTATCCCAAGCTCTTAATATTTGGTTATCTGGTAGTGTGCTGTGTATCATCTCTGATGTAACTGATAGGGATCCAGTCTGTATATCTGTTGAACTAAAACCATCTGGAGTAAATATTTCCCACTCAGGACTTTTTCCTTTTTCAATAGTTTTTATAACATGAACACTTGGGGAGTCAGTTGTTTTGTATAGTATATCTACGGCTACTATATCCAATGGTCTATTATAAGGAACAAAACCCTTTACAATTAACTCTCTAATAGTGTTGACCATACCTAGATTATATCCCTTATCTGCATGGTAGTCAAATGAGTCTGGTAAAAAAGCTACTTTAGACCAAGGTGAAAAACTAGAATATTCTCCATCCTCATATTTATATCTATATCCAAATCTAGCTAATTTAAGTTCGAACAAAGGTTTAGCTGGATTTTCTAAATTAATGTTCCAAGATATATTGACTTGACCTACAACCGCTGGAGTTATTATTTTTATTCTCATGCGATTAGTAACCTCCAAAACACGTTCTCCAGTAACTTCATCCTCATAACAAACAAACGATGCTTTCATTCTAATTGGTGTACCTAAGTCATTACCAGAGTCATCACTTTCAATTATGTTTAATATGTCACCAGACTTATAATCAGTATTAGCAATTGCAGTATGGGATATAGAGTATATTTCACCATAAGTTACACTTGGATTGTTTTGATAATCAACAAAAGAATAATTTGGAATAAAACAACTAGTGTTTCTTCTACTTTTGGAATTAATTTCTAAAGTAGGAGCTGTTCTAGGGGCTGGTCGTATAACGGTTATGTGTTCTTCTTTTAAATCACTATTTACACCAGAACCATATTGGTTACCACCTTGATCTAAACCGTAATCCAACTCAGAAGCATCAATGTAACCCCCATCAACTGGGTGTTTTAGGTATAGTTTAGAGTGTCTTGAATAATTGTTAATTGTTCCATTTATGTTGGTTCCAGCCTTACACCTGTCTATATTAATCTTCTTCGGTTCACTATAATTATCTGTCCAAAACAATAAGTTGTCTATAATATTTATACCTGTTATATAATTTCTTACTGGATTAGATGATAGGAAGTTTCTTGGGGAAAAATGTAGAACTCTTTCGGCTTGAAAAGCGAACCAAACGGCGCCGCTATTTATTATGTCTTGATATTGTTTTTGATTTAATAATATTTTATCTGGACCATCAGTGTCTCTATCAATAGCTTTTATAACTAAAGGTGATTTTGATACGTCTAACACATCTTCTCCTTGAGCGTTAAGAGCTCTTATTTCCATGCCAACTCTATAACTAGTGGAATCCGATACAGTAAAACCATCCCAACCCTCTGTGCTGAATTGATATAAACCACCAACTTCAACGTTTTCACCTCTATGATTAGCCATACTAACCGCAGGACTAACCACGTCTGAGATTTTATCTACAATAGCAAAGAGATCTACAACTACAGGTACAGTTTCACCTGAAGCTGTTTGCTCCACGATGGTATCAATATATTTTCTTGTAAAACTAGTTTGACCTGTAGTTCTACTCCAATTTGGAGAATCCAAGGATGATGCGAAAAAAAAGTAAGCTTTATTATTTTTTTCATTCGCAATACTACCAACACATCTAGGGAAGTATGAATCATCAGGATAAGAACCTGGACCATTAACATACTCGTCACTCATCCAATTGTCAAAATAAGTAGAACCAATCAATCTGTTTCCTTGTATATTTTGAACAGTACCAGCTGCACCGAGACCTTGATCGTCACCGTCAGTGGTTTTAACCTGTATATTTAAAGCATGTTGATATTCACCGTTTTTAACTAATCTCTCATCGAGATCTTTATTCATTTTTCCACCAGTGAAAATATTCTTAATTTCCGGCATAATATTATTTTATTTGCTTACTCATTCCTTTTAGAACTTGAGTGAATTCTTCTATTTTAATATTTGATAATCTTATTTTTGCCTTTCTAGTTTCGGCAAATTTTTCCTTTTTATATCTTTGAACAATATATTCTGGGATATTAGATCTTGTAGATAATATAGCATAAGCTATCCACTTATAAACAGCTTCTTCACAAAACTTATGTACAACCATCTCTGCATCAGTTCCTAATCCATCACTAATATATTTCAATATTATAGTATCACCAACTAGACTTGAACCAAAATGTATAAATCCTCTTTGATAATCTATAAAAAACGTTCCATTTGATTGAGCATGCTGTGGATCTAATCCATATCTTCTACCTCTGTTATCTATTTCCAAATCAGTTAAATCATCATTATGTGGATCAACTTCTGTTTGATCTTTATATTTACTCAAGGTATCACTACCTGATGTTTGCTCTTTTAAAGAAGATTCTAAAAATTGATAAACACCATTATTATCCTGCTCTATAGCAAATGGATTAGATGTTTTACCAGTTGGATATAATATTCTTTCTATACCATTAGAATCAGATCTAACTAATTTTACATAATTAACATAGTCTTGAGGTAGCATCATTTTTAGCGTAGCGGGAACCTCTATTTCTTGAGTCTTAATAGATCTAAAAACATCGTATGATAATTCCTGTATAGCACGCATCGCATGAAATTGAATATCTGTTCTATTAACTTTTGTTATTAATTTATCTTCTCCGACGTAAGCAACTTTAAATGCTGATATAATATTATCTAGTGTCGTGAATTGATAACTTCCTGGAGAATCAGCAAATTGAGATTCTAAATAATATTTTTCTTGACTGTTATCAGTGGTGTTATCTAGTAATCCCATAATTAATCATTTTGTTCTCTTTTAGTATTCATTGAATCACCTGTAGCAGTTTGAGCTAGCGTTTGATCTTCTATTATAACACCAGATAAAGCTAATATTCTTGTGACTAAATTTTCTTCTTCAGATCCGTGAATTTGAAAATCAACGCTAGTGTTAAAGTTGTATAAAGCTTTTCCATTTACAACAATATATCCCCATTTTGGAACCCTAGGTCTCTTCCAGTAATAGAAAGAGATAGTGGTATCTGTTCCCGGTATAGGATATATTTTTAATATATTATTAGCTTCTCTAACATAGGTTGGTCTACTATGAGTTGCTTTCGTTAAAGGGTTTAATTGTGCGTTTACAATTTCTTTTCTAGTTAACTCTACCGCTTCAGTGGTTTCATAAACCACACTTCCATTAGCATTTACACTCTTCGGTCTAGTTATAGATATGGTGTCCAGCTTATGTATAGGTATAGCCAATGAAGCCATATTGATTGTAGCTGAACTACCGGTAGCGGTGAATTCAGAATTTGCTAATTGAGATCTAAACGGTTGAAGTTTTTCAGATAACATTTCTAACTCATCACTATATCCACTATCATTTTTAGGTTTATGATATGCTGTTTTTGCGTCGTGAAAATAACTATCAAATATTTCGAATTGAGCTTTGTCCGCCATGAGATTAAACTCCTGTGGGGTTATATAACCTCTTTGTTCTTTATTTGATAAAGTTAAAACTTTCTGATATACAGTATCTATATTTACTGGCATTATTATTTGTTTTTATAAGGAAAGCGTTGATTTAACCATTTTTTACGTTTATTACAACCACAATCTTTTTTACCTATAGATTTAGCTGTCATTTGAGCTAATGATTTTATACCTGTCAATTCAGTGAATCTCTCTATTGAATCACCCAATCCTTTTGATTTATTTATTTTGTTCATAGTATAATATATTTTACTATATTATAGTTACATAATAACGAGAAAGGTTAGCACTTAAATAAAAATAGCCACTCCTTTCGGGTGGCTATCTTTATTGGTTAAAAAATTATTAGTTTAATCTCTTCTCTATATTTGAATATATTTCCATACCTTCATCAGTTTTAAACCAATGTGCTAATGCTGTGTATGGATGTTCATCAAATGGAACTGTCATTAACTTTCTATTATTAGAAGACCAAGAGAAGGTTCTTTGATCACCAGATAATCTAAGTATCCCCATTTCAACAGATCTAATACCGAAGTTTCTAAGCACAACGTTATCATCATTAACTAATTCTAAGAATAGTTTAGGATTTTTCTTTGCGTATAGAAGCAAGTCTCTTTTTAACTCCTTAGAACTCATCTCTGTAACCTTAGATCCAATCTCAACCCTCATCACCGCTTCAGCCATATCTATATCTATTTCTTGAGCTGCGTTTAATGCTTTTATTTCTAATTCTAAAGCATCTATTTCATTTCCAGCTATTACAGATGGTTTGTGTTCTTTGTAAATTATATCTTTCATTGGATGATATAAAGATAAGAGTTTTTGTAATACAACCTTGTTTTTAGGTACAGCTAATATTCCATTTCTAAAAACAATATGCTCTAATCTTTGATCACCTTTCATCTCATCAACAAAACACGTCCTTTGATTAGAACAGTATTTTAATTCTCTCTCATAACCTTTCTCTTCATCAAACCAGTGTATGTTACTACCTTTGATTAGTTTAGATAAAGGAGTTTTTCCATTTAAGTGATAAACTCTATCTTTTATCTCCCATTCATTTTTTTTAGGTTTAGCTTCTATCTTAGAAGATTTAACCACTGGTTGTTCTGTAACAACCGTTTCTTCAACTACAGGTTCTTCAACTATAGTTTCTTTTTTCTTTTTTGCCATAATATAATATAATAAAAATTAATAAAAAAAATAGAGGCAGCACTTGGCTGCCCCTATCTTAAATAAATACTAGTTCAATAACATAAAGTTATTTGCACCTTGTACAATCAAACATCTTTCAGTTAAGAAGTTTACAGTCATTGCATCTAAATCAGATGTAACAGCACCAACGGAACCTGTAATCCAAGTTTTCATTTTTCTGCTTTCTGTGTTAGAAGCTCTGTATCTCATGTGTAAGAATGGTCTCTTTAAATTCTTACCTAGAGATTGATCATAAACAGTAGATGTTCCAGCTGGAACAACAACACCACGAATAGCACCAACAGTATTTCTATCGTTGATACCACCTCTTGTTGCCATGTCGTTTAGATATTTCCAGTCAGATTTGTAGAAGTCATAAGAACCTCTTCTAAATCCTGAGAAACCTAAATTAAGCGCCATGCTCTCGTCGTTGTCGAATACTCCATAAGAAGTACCTCCAGCTCCGTAAGAATTCATTGAAGCAAGCATGTCATCAATTGCAAGAGCAGTAGCTCTATTTACGAACATCATGTTTTCTTCAATAGCACCATTTTTGTCGAACTCAGCAAGGATAGCGTCAAACTCAGCTAAATCAGTAGCAGCATTAACACCTGTTACACCAGATGATTGATGACCTCTAGATTCGATAGCAGAGAATAAACCTTCACTACCAGCTGTACCTACACCACCATCAGTTGGTAATGCGATAGCAGAATTTTCTGCAACCTTTTCAGCTTCAATCATTGCCATTTCACAATAATCAGCGAATCTTGATCTTGTGTCACCTTCTGATTTTAAATACCAGTAATAACCACCTTGACCATCTTCACCACTTACTTCAACCCAACCAATTTGAGCAGCATCAGAACCTGATACTTCAAATTTATCTTTCATGATAATTGGTTTGTTAGTAAATGACGTGAATTGAGCTTTGTTAGAATTAGATCTAAGCGTGTCTGTGTTGTACGCTGTTCCTTTTCCGTACTCAGAACCATAAACCATTATAGTTAAGTTATCACTATCACCAAAGTCAGTAGATAAGTTTGCATTATCGTATGGTTGTGCAGTGATAAGGTCTGTTGCTGAAGTGTGTTTTGTAGGAGTACCTACAGCTTCCGTATCAACAACAGTAACATAACATCTAACTGTTTTTGTTGGTGAAGCTACTAATATAGTATCTCCAACTCTAATACCATGCGTAGTACCAGCATCGTTACCGTCGATATCTGTGTCTATTTGAATAGTATTTTGTGCTGCAGTACCTATAGTACCTTTATAAGATAGATGTAATCTACCTTGTTCTGACCAAATAACTTGATCAGCGGACATTGCTTCTTCTGCACCAACTTGAGCAAGAAAACCAGAGATAGTTCTTTGACCGAACACCTCAGCTTCTTTCTCCATTAAGTCAGGAAGATATTGCTGTGCCCATCCTAAATTTTGTAAATCCAAATAATTTTCAGAAGTAGTCGCTTGTACCGAGGCACCTCTACTATTATAAGGACTTGGACTTGAAATTGCCATAATTAATTTGTTTTAAATATTTTTAATTCTTTTTTCTAATCTTAAAAGATCTGTTTTTCATATCAGAAGTAGAATCACCTAAAACTCTATATTTAACTCCTCCTGCATTTACCTCACCATGAGTTTGCCTAGGATTTGTATCTATATTTTTAGCTTTAGCAACTTGATCTTTGGTAGCATCAGCTTTTCCTTGTTCATAAAAATGATTAGCAATAGCGTCAGCGTTCATAGCTGTAAACAATGATCTATGATAACCCGCCGCGTCTTCAATATTTTTATCTTCACCAACAAACTTGTTGATAAAATTATTAATATTACTTTGAGTCTCTTTCACCTTGTTAACATCTTTAACATTAAACCTATATCTTTTATCACCGACTTTATATTCAAAACCTTTGAATTTGTCATTAAATAAATTATTAGTTTTATCGTTAAAAATTTTCCTAGATGCTTCAGTGTTCTGTTTCTTTGTATCAGATTCTTTATTGTGTCTATTAAAGAAGTCAATAGCTTTTTGTTGTTCTTGGGTCAACTTTGACCCAGCTTTGATCTCTTCATAGTATTTAGACTTTTGCCCGTCTAGATAGGCTTTAGCCTCGGCAACTTGCTCTTTGAGGGCTATTTTCTTTTTACGTATATCTTTAGGATCGTCTTCATCTTCATCAAAACCAAAAGTATCTTCTAATAAGAAACTTCTTTCTTCTGCGGTTAAATGAGATTTAGTAGCTCTGTAATACTCATCTAGTATATCAGAGTTATCCATGTTAGATACGTCTCTATTTAAATTTACGTAGTCTTGCAAATCACCACCTGTTTCTTCCATGAAATCTACAAGTTTTTGTATATTTTCAGGTAGTGGTTTTCCAGTTGATTTCGCTTCTGCTATAACCTCTTCAACTTCATTTTCAATCTCCTCTGTAATTTCTTGAAGCGCTGGTTGCTCTTCTTCGGCAACTTCTTCACTAACTTCCTCGACTACGTCCACCTTTTCTTCTTCAGCGGGTTGTTCTTCAACCTCTTCGCTTTTAGATTCTGGTGGGTTACTTAAATCTATTTTAATAATACTGTCGTCTCCAGCGCTATTAAATTTAGATTCATCTATCTTATTTTCAACAACTTCCTCTACGGGTTGTTCCGTTGATTCCTCAGTAACATCAGTTACTTCCTCAACGACGTTTTCGTTTTCTTCTATCATAATAAAATTTTATAAAATATTAAATATTAACGAGAGAACCTATTCATATTGGCCCCTCCTGTAAGTATATCATTACCTGATGACTCAAAGTTTTTAAGTGATGTACCCTTACTTCTTTGGTCTATCATCTCTTTTTGGTGTGATGCTTGCCTATCTACTCTCTCATCTTTTCTATCCTCTCTTTTAGCTTCATTCCGCTCAGTAATCTCTCTTTCCATTGCTTTAATCCTAGAGTTTAAGTCAAATTCAAATTGCATTAATTCTTTTTTAGCTATAACTTCTTGTTGCAGATATTGGGCTTTTAGATTACTTTTTTGTTGCTCCAACATAGCGTCTGCTTGAGCCTCCGCTTGTTTAACCTGCATAGCTGCTTGCGAAGCCGCTTGCTGCTGTTGAGCATTTGCTTGAGCCTGAGCTTGCATGTTTTGTTGAGCCATTGCCTGGTCTCTTTCCATCTTCTTTTTTCTTTTTAATTTAAGAAGTTGGTTTGCTAACTTTATATTTCTAACATCTCTCAGATCAATAACGTCATCCAAATCTATTGATTGTTGAGCTAAAGCTTGTTGTATGTTATTCTCCAATAAAGCTTTTTCTTCTTCATCTGGCTGCATCTCTATAAATATACCAAAATCATAAAGATGTAGTTCTCCTAGTTCTTTTAATGTAGCTACATTATGTGCTCCAATAGCTTGAATAAAAGCATTTTTAGTTGGTGAGTATTCTATTATATCAGATATTCTTAATGATAAGTTTTCTGCTACTTGAACAGTAATATATAACATAGCATCTAATATGTGTCTAGTTGCTGTATTAGAATTAGCAGCTGCTAGTTTTTGTACGCCAACCAAAGCTCTTTCATCTGGAACACTAGCATCTCTAGCTTCGTTTAACCCGGTTACGTCTCTTATCATTTGTAGATAATAATTGTAAGTTTGGATCAATGACTGCATCTTACCACCATTAACGCCGTTGTTTATTTGCTGTATTGGTATTTTACCTGGATTCGGATCTCCTTCTGATGTCCAACTTCTACCAATAACACTACCAGTTTGGAAGAACATGTTTAATGCCTCTTGTGGATTATAATTAGTTCCATTACCTAAATCAATTTCAGCAAGACCATCAGCATCTAAGTAAACGCCGTCTGGCACCATACGTGCCATTACCTGTTGTAACTTCAAATGAGTTAACTGAATCATATCGGCAAAACCTGTTATTCTACCAACTAATGACTCTATTCTACCTTCATATATTTTTGGTGCTACTATCTGATAAGGCATTTTAACTGAATTAAAATCAGAATCAGATCTTATCATATTTTCGCACATTTTCCATTGTAACAGCTTATTGCAACCAGGAATATAAACTCCCTCATATAAAACTTCAACAACTCTTTCCACTTTACTAAACTCGCCATCCATGCTTTCAATAGGCGGATTAAATCTATCATCTTTTCTAATAGCCTTTTGCCCACCAGCAGCGGTAGTCTTTAACTTATAAACGTCGTTCATGTGAGTTTTGAAGTTAAAGTACAAAACTTGAACTTTATTTTTGTCAGAGCTAGTCCTGTAATTAGCTTTACTTACTGCTGTGCTACCAGCCACGTCATTTATTTCTTTTATCTCCTCTTCTGTTAACTCGGGAAATTCTTTAACTAATTCATTTATTGGTAATTCAGTAACCTCTCCTACATAATATAAATCATCAAAATAAGGAGAATCAGAGTGTGAATAAACTAAACTAGCAGGATCAACATAATCAACTGTTCCGCCATCACTCCAATTAAAACCAGTTTTAGTAGCTCCAATACCTAAAACACATATGTCCTCTAAAACTCTTTTTCTAACGAGATCATATCTGCTATTATCTAACAATACGTTTATAGCCTGCTCCTCTGCTATCTCAACGGCCTGTTTGTAGTTAAGCTGCATGTGTAGTTGTAATTCTTCTTCAGTATTCGGTAGTTGTGTTTTATCATTTTCATAAAAATCAAAACCAAACGCTGCACCAGCGAGATCGTTAAAAGACTTAGTCTTCATATCCCTCATTATGGACTGCATGTATTCGGTTCTCTTAGTTACACCTTTCTCGTCTTGGGTATAGCAATTTATCTCGAAGTTTCTTTGAGCCATTCCATTAACAACAATATCTACAAATTTAGGAATAATTGGTACGGGTTTCCAATCTAAATTAAGATACGATAAATCACCGTTAATAGATAATTCATTTTTATATTTTTCTACTGATTGCTCGCCTCTAGCATATAATCTTAATTTGTGAAAGTTATTTAAATTACTTGTAAATTTATCACCATTATCATTGAACCACTCTTGCCTTATAGCTTGAGCTATCTTTAAACCGTAATCTTCACTAAGTTTCTCTAGGTCACTAACCGCTTGTGAGGGAAAATTTATAACAGACTCTGTCATACTTTATTTTTTATTATTGTTGATTGAAATCCTTTGTTATTATACTTGTGTATACTTAGGTTTAGTGGGGTTTTTTCTTTTTCTGGATTTGGTCTATATAAATGTCTATTGCAAGCCATAACAGCTAAGCCAGAGCTTATAGATGCATCAAATTTAGTTCTTTTTGTAATATCAAATTTCGACCAATCATATAGAGTATCGTTAAAATACATAGTTCCATATGTGCCATCCTCCAACAATCCAATATGATCGTTGATATACATTTCAATTGCAGCCGCGTGTGCTTGCTTTATGTCTTCACTAGAGTTTGGTATTCCACCTACTTCTTTTTCCGCAACAGATAGTTTGTTCCAAATCTTATCTGGTCTGTTCATACTGAAACCTCTATACCCCCTTCTTCTTAGATAATATAAAAGTCTAGGTTTATTATTCTCTGCTAATATTGGCATACCATAAAATACTAATGCCATTAGTACATCTTCAAAGAATATATCAGCTGTTTGAGGTCTTGCTATATATTCCAAAAAGAATGTATTAGCTGGTGCATCTTCCATTGAAAACTTCGTTAATCCATGCAAAGCCCCCTTTGAACCTGTACCATCTACTGTTCCCGATATATCGTACGAGTCACAGCCAAATGCACCCATATGTTCATTGCCCGGGTGTTTTACTCCATTTTTAATAATCACATTATTTTGCAACTTTATATTTGGAACCCAACTAACCTTAAATCTACCATTAGAGTCAGGGTTGAAAGTAACTTTAGTATCCTTAACCCCATTTAACCATTGAAAGTTTCCAGTTGTTAATACAGATGAATTTCTATTTCCTTCGTTATAATCAACTTGCTCATATATTTTAACTAGGTTAAATAAGCTATTACCGGTCTCATCTCTAAAAGCATGTTCTTCAGTTCTAGGAAATTGGCGATAAAATTCATTTAAAGCGTCTTGGTCATCTTTTAATCCATCAGCTTCATTGTCCCAGTGATCTATAACTCCATAATCTATTTCTACTCCATGTGGATCAAATGTTCGTTGCTCAGGAGTATTGAATACAGGTCGTCCGAATTCATCAATGAATCCCTCGTAATTCCATTCCATAGGAATAAACAAAGAAT